CGGCGGTGATCGTCCCTGCGCTAAAGTTGCCCGAGCCATCCCGCAGGACCGCCGTGTTGACCGTGTTGCTGCTGGTCTCAACATACAACGGGCTGACCACGTTGACCGCGATCACCCCGTTAGAGGCATTGACGCGAACCACCCAGCCAAGCACCTGATACAGCCCGCTCGACGGCTTGGTGGCGGTATAGCCGCCCGCGCCGTTATTGTAGAGGGTATCGCCGACTGTAAAGCCGTTGGTGTTGACGTTAAACAGCTCACCAATCACCACGGCGGTCCCGAAGTTGCCTGTGTTGAGCGCCTGTTCACAAATGCCGATCGCCACGTCCGCTGCGCTGGCGACCTTGACCACCTCAATAGCCTGCTCACCGGGCGTGAACCCGACCGCCTTGACCACATCGCCCTTCGCCAGTGTGGCCCCGGCCTTGATGCGGAAATGCGTGGAGTTGGCCCCGACGTTGTTGGTGTAATCGTCGATGGTCTTGTTGGTCAGGGTCGCCGCATCCACGGTTGTGACCGCCCGACCCGCCACATACGCACAAAAGACGTCTTTCGTCCCAGCCGCGAGCGGCACCAGCGCATTGGCGTTACTGGAGGCCAGCACGGTGTCGCGGGTGAGCGTACCGGCACCGGTGGTGCCGATGCCGACCTCCCAATCCGCCCCGCCCGCAATGACGTAATAGACCGACACCCCGTTGCCGAAGGCCGCAGTGAAACTCTGGTAGCCGGTGGTTGCGCCCGCAAGTGTGAGCGCCCCGGTTCCGGTGGTGGTGGTGGTTTCCTTGACGCGATCAGCAACGAGGGGCATCGGTCTATTCCGTCAGAGGGTTTTACTGAAGCGTCAACACGCCAGTGGTGGGGTCAAAGTCCACCGTGAAGGTGTCACCAGCGCCCAGCGTGATGGACGTGCCATAGTCCCAGTACCCGATCAGGTTCTTGGACGCGGTGGTATCGTTATACAGCACCGCATACCGGAACGGGCCAATGTTGCCGCCGCTTGCGGTCCATGCGGTCGGATCCGCCAGCACCAGCTTATACAGCCCGCCGGTCTGCGCGGATGAGGTCTGCGCGGCGGCATTGCCGCCAGCCGTATAGCCATTCCCGGCACCGATTTCGGCCAGATCAGCCTTGACCGCATCAGCGGATGCGGACGGCGTATCGTTGGTCAGGTAGACCTTGAGGGTGTCAGTGCCGAGGTCATGGACCTTCTCGGCAAGCGCCTCGACAAAGGCGTCGAACTTGTTGAACGCGGCCATGAGTCTGCTACTCCTTTAGGAGAGAGGTGGGGAGAAAGTCGCCGGACCAGTGACCCTCTCGTCACCGTCGCGGAGCATCGCGGAGAGTTCGGACAGCAAGGTCGGCACATCGCGCCCAGTCAACACAATGTGCCGCCCATCCATGCCCAGCCACTCCACGCCGAGATCGGCCCCAAGGGAGCCGATATAGTTGGACAGAATGCCGCCGTGCTCAACCACTAGCGCATCCGCGCGCGCCATATCTGCCGGGGTCCAGCGCACCATGCGGAGGTCATGGCCACACATAGCGCGCGCATCACACCGAGTATTCACGTCAGGCTCCAGTAATCAGGTGAGTGCCGTCAAGCACTTCGACATCCTCAAACACCGCAAATGACGCCGCCTGTGTCGGGTCAATGGCTTCAAGGGTCACTTTCTGACACCGGAGCGCGCGCTGCACAAAGGTGCCGCGCACATAATACAACGGGCCGTCGTTCTCGCGCAGCAGGCCAAACTTGGGCACCTCAACATAGTCCGCCAGTGTCGCCATGGCCGTCGTGCGGCTTTCCATGTGCGCCTGCGGAGCCAACGGGACAGTCTGTGAGTCCGCTGTGTCATCAATCCGGCCCCATCGCTCCAACGTCTTGACATAGACTGGGCGCTGGAAGCCATCCGCTCCGGCGTCTTGCCGCTCATAAATGCTGATGCGTCGATCAAGCAGCCCCGGCATCACCGTCATACCGCCACCCCGAGCTTGAGCAGCCGCAGGGTTTTCATAACCCGCGCCACCGTCTCACGCGAAGCATCCCATGCCACCGTGGTGCCCGCCGCCGTTTCTGTAGCGGCTCCGGGGGTCCGGCGTTCGTAGAGGTCTGCCGCCAAATCCAGAATGGCCTCACTCAGCAGGGGCTCCAGTCGGGCATAATCAGCGCGGAGGGAGAGGCCACAGGACGCCGTAATGGTGTACGGCCCATACGGAAAGGTCACTCCATCCTTGCCATAGATGATGCCACTGCGGCTATCTGTCCAGTAATCGGTGGCGACCACCGTGACCCCATCACTATCAACCACACTGGTGGTGGTCATTGGGCGGCGAGGAAAGACCAAGGAGGTGACCGCACCGTCCAGCGCATCGGCGCGATCTATGGCGGTTTGGGCCTCTGCCGTAAGGGGGGTGTCGATCCACTGTTCCAACATGGCCCGCGCGCGCGCCACCAGCGCGGCGAGCAGGGTATCCTCGGCCGTGCTTTCAATCCGCAGGTACGTCTTGAGATCAGTTGCTGTCGGGAGCGCCACGGGAGGTCAGGCTAAGGGTCCCCAGTGAACTGGGGGCCAGACCGGCCCCCAGCCACTGGTGCAGCATTACGGGCCAGCGGGCTCGTCCAGTACAACGAACGGGCTGTGCGCGTTCACCTTGTTGCCGCTGCCATCCACCTTGTAGGCGTAGGTGCTGGTCGGGAGCGGGATGCCACCGCCGCGCGCCACAAAGCGGTAAGTGGTCACATCTGACGTGAACGCGAAGTGGATGCTGGACTCCACCGTCAGGGCCTGCCGCAGCCCGAGCGCGTAGAAGTCCGGGTTCACAAGGCACACATCCGCCTCAGTGCCAAGCGACGGGAGCAGGTCCGTTACCACGACCGGCAGCCCGAGCAGCAGCATCTGCGGCTTGTCGCGGAGGTTCGCAATCCACGTCACCATCGTGTTGTTGGTGGTCTGGAGCGCGAACATCTGGGCGAGCGCATTGCGGGTAATCATCCACATGGAGTTCGGCCCATGGGTGTGCTTCTGGTACATCTGGAAAGCATCCGCCGCCGAGAACGTGGAGGCAACCGCACGCGGGTGCTTGATGAGCGCGGCATTGTTGGTGTTGAACGCGCCCAGCGGCTCGTTGGAGCCCGTGCCGTCGATGGTCACATCTTCGTTGAGCTTGTTGATGATCTGACCGCCGACCGCCGTGGTCACTTCCGCCGGGAGTTCGCCCGTGAAGTCATCCCCGAGCAGTTCGTCGCCAAACTGCGTAACGGCCGCGTACTTAAACATCGTGAGCAGCCGCTGGCCAAAGCTGGGCTCACGCACCGGCTTGGTCGCGCCCTCACCCACAATCGTCACGTTGGCGATCTTACCGGCCATAGGACGGTTGAGGGTCGTGGTGCCCTCATCTTGAATAAGATACGGGATTCTCAAGCTGCGACCGGGGACCGAGTACCGACGCGCAACCTGAAAAAGCCCCGGCTGCTGGTTGGACACAGAGAAAATCTCCGGCACCTGCGTGAGCGGCAGCAGGTACTCGCCGCCGTTCGTGCTGCCGGTGATGGTGCGGGTGTACTGGTCCACCTGCCGGAGTGCTTCAGCCTCCCGGCTGTTGCCCGCGCCCTTGGTGGCCGCGCGCAGGTAGGCCCCGTAGTTGGGCCAGTTCTTGGCGAGGATAGCGCGCACCTCACCCTGCGCGTCACTCATGCTGCGGAACTCCGTGCGTTCGGCCTTGCTGTTGTTGTCCACCCGGACAAGGCCCTCGTCACCACCCTGCCGGTCAATCTCAGCATCAGCGGTGAACTCCGCAGCCGCCTGCGCGCGCATCTCCAGCGCGCGGAGGTCCTGCGTCATCTTCTCAACCTGCTCGGCGGACAGGCTGACGCTCGGGTCCGCCAAATCGTGGCGGATCTTATGCGCCTGCTCACGCAGCTCGTTGGCGTGGCGATTCTTGGAAATCAGGGGAGCCTTCATGATACCCTCAGTGCTGGGGAGTAAGGAACGAACGCCGCACGGCAGCAAGCCGGTCGGCCATGCTAACACCTGCTGACTCCGTGGCACGGGTCGTGTCAGGACCGCAGCAGCGGGCCGACGCGGGGGACGTGGCGGCGGGAGACAGATACCGCGAAACGATAGCCGCGCGGGTTGAGGCATCCAGCGCCTCAAGCGCAACGACGGCTGCCGTTTCCAACAACTCCGCGTCTGGCCGGACGGGAGCTTGTACTGGGGAGGTTTCATCCATGCGCGCGCCAGTCACATCAGCCCCCGGCACCGCAGGCATCGGCGTTAGGCTGACTTCGCGCAGCTCAATCTCTAGGAACTTTTCGCTCGGCTTGCCCTCAAGCATGACCATATCAGACCGACGCGGGACAAACCCAATGCTGAAGCCAGTAGACGCGCCCGCCGCAATCACGGTCTTGACGTAATCAAGGGCCGCGCGCCCCTCGGGCGTGTCAAACAGGTCAGCGGTCATGATCAGGGAATCCCCGCTGTCAATCATGGACGCCACCACGCCGACGTGCGCGCCCACGGTGCGGCTGTGGTCCATCAACAGCGGGACCTTGCGGGCCTTGACCTTGTTATCAATCGACCGCTTGGCACAGCCGCGCGCGAAGATGGTGTTGTAGCTGTCCACCACGTCATAGGTCAGCGCCACCCCGGAGACGCGCCCCGCAATCCCGGGCGGCAGGTTGCCATCCGCGCGAACCGAGAGGGTCACTTCACTGGTGATGTACTGCACAGGCCGCAGGGGTGGCCGCTGGGTTGTTGCCGTCATGGGGTCACCTCGGGTTGTGCAGGGGCCTCTTCCGTATAATAAACAAGAGTGCAGCGGCAGTTGATGACCTCTGATGCGCCACCCATGGAATCCAGCGGGTAGAGCATCTGGCCGTACTTGTAATCCATGGGCTTGATGTTGGTGTTGCCGTAGCGACGGTGGCTGTCCCGCGTCTTGCGATCATCAAACGAGAGCCATTCCTTGGATTTGTAGATGCCCAGCTCCATCGCCTGATCCCATGAACCTTGCGACATAGCGCCAGCCGCCTCTGTGCGGGCAATCCGCATGGCGCGTACCTCAGTCAGCCGCTCACTGTACACGCTCGCCTGCACCAGCCGCGCGGTCTCTTCCACACTAAACCCGGCCTTCTCCGCTGCGCGGATCGCGGCGGTCACCTGCTTGGCGGTGTCCTCACCAACAAACTCGGCCAGCTTGGAGACGCGCGTGTCAATGGCGCGCAGCACTTCCGGCGACTGCAAGGTAAAGTTGAAGTTGAGCCCTGCGCCCTGCCGCGCACCCATCATATAGGTCTCCCCAACCAGCGCCTCATACGCCGCCTTCCACGCGCGGTAATACTCGCCCTTTTTGCCGTAGTTGGTGTCAATACGCCGACTGATTTCGTCTAGCATGGCCTTGCGGCGGCCCTCAGTAGCGTCAGCGGCCTCCTTGACGTATTGGGCAAAGAGCATGGCGACCGCTTGCGCGTCAGCGGCAAACTGGTTGCGCGCGGCGGTGTAGTAAACCGACTCTTCACCGTCTAGCTCGTCCATCGCCCGCTTCCATGCCTGATACCGGGGCTCAGTGGCCAGCGTGCCGTTCTCATACATCGGCACCCACCACGGGCGCTCCTCGGGCGGCACATGGACCCACCACGGGCGCTGGTCCTCAACCTCCTCCGCCATCTCCTCCGGCTCTTCTTCCGGCTCCTCTGGCGCTTCCTCCGGGGCTTCCGGTTCCTCCTCCGGCTCTTCCTCCGAGGCCTCAAAATCTGACAGAGACGCCAGCATGGCGGCTACTGTTGCCGGGTCAGCCTTCGGGAACGCCAGCCGCAACACCCCCTTAACCGCCGCCGCCGGAAGCTCGCCCTCCACAACAGCCTCTAGCAGCTCCATAATAGCCTCAATCTGGTCCCCATCCAGCGCGGCATCAGAGAGCGCGCGCACGGCGTAGGTCAGATTGCGAGTGCGTTGCTTAACCTCAGCAGTGTCCTGTTTTGTGAAAACTGCTGGGGTTTCATTGTCAGTTGAGGGTGCTTCTTGTAGAACAGTGCTTGCGTCAAGAACCGCAGTAGACGCTGGCACCAGTTGGGTGCCAGTAGATAGGGCGATGGCGTCAGTAGGAACTGGCAAAGGCGGCAACTTGAGAGCACGCCGAGCTTCCTCCCACGTCCGCAGCGAGTCCTTGAACTCCGCGCGCACGCGCGTACTGGTCTTTTCGTCATCCTCAACCAAATCGCGCAGGATGTCGTGATCGTAAGTGATCCAGACCTCGCCAAACTCAGGCGCGAGCCAGTGGTTGAGCTCGTCCTCAATGGCGCTCAACATCGGCTCAATGGTATGCTGCACCAGCCGCGCTCGGGCCTCAACGTATTGTGCGCCCGAGAGACCAGAATCTTTGCTGGCACTGGCGATGCCAATCATGCGCGGGTCTACCCCATACGCCGCGCAAATGTCCTCCCGGCTGACCCGCCGCAGGTCAGGGAACTCTAGGTCACTCAGGGTAAAGCCCAGCGGCTTAATGTCCCGCACCGCCCCAAAGAACGCCGGAGTGCCTCGCTTGCCCCGGTCTACCGTGCGCGCGCGGTAGCGGTCCTGCATGGCCTGCGCGTCATCCTGTGAGGCTTCATCTGCCAACAGCACCGCAAAGGTGGGGGTGCCGTCGTTGGTCACCACTTGCCTTACGTACTTGGTGGCCTCATTGTCAGCGGCCATGCTGGCAATCGCGGTGGCCCCCCTCGGGAACCCAAACACGTCCGGTTGAAAGGGTCGCGGCATATCCAAATCGCGGAAGTGCAGCATATCCTCGACCGGGGCCTGTACAATGATGCCCGCCCAGTTCGCGTAATCGTAGCGGCGGGGGTCTCCTTCACCATCCACCCAGACAGATTGAATGGACTCGGCATTGACTGGCCGCAAGCCAACCGGGAGGCCGGTAGCTCCGGGGCGCTCTAGCTGAAAGAAGCTGTTGCCGTAGCCGAGATAATCCACCGCGTACCGCGCGCGGAACTGACGCGCCGTAAGCCGGGGTCCGGGGTAGTTCAGGAGCCGCTGGAGCGGGTGGTCATCCTCAACGCGGCTCTCGGTGTTGCCCTTCTCGCGCAGCACAATCAGAGGGACTGAGCAAATAATGTCAGCCACTACCCGAATACAGGCATGAACGACCGGATGCTTATTGAACCCTTCCGCGCGGATGACCGCGCCATCGGGCTTGTATTCCTGCGGGTTCGCGGTGCGAACCAAACTCATCGACGCAAGGCCAGCCGCGCCGGGGAAGTTGGGATAGGTAATAGAGTTGATTGCGCGGGACTCATCACGTCCACGCACCACATCCCATGCGCGCGCGAGTCGCCGTACTACGGAACTGCCGGTAGTCCTCTCGGACACGCTGCCCCCGTGTCAATGGGCACTCATGCGCGGACTCGCCACGCCTCACCACAACGGTAGGTGATTGCAAGCAAGGAGTCAACAGCCCGCTTAAAGCCGGTTTACATTACCTCAGTTAAATCACAAACGGGGTTGAGCCAGTCAAGAGCTGCGCGGTCAATGCCCAAACCAGCGCATCTACGCGATCAGGGGAGTCTACGTCATCGTCCGGGTTAAATCCGGCCATCTGTTGCTCAAGGATTGGGAACTCGCCCACATGAAACACGCGGTTTTCAGTATAGAGGGAGTAGCAGGGCTCGGCACGGGCGTACTTTCCGCGCGAGGCGCGCACGTCAATGATACGGACCCCGCTGGCGCGATCCCCGATGGAGCGGATGACACTGGTCACCATATCGCCCCCTTGATTGGTCTCGGCCACAATGCTCCCCTTCCACCGCTTGGCCGCGTCAATGGCAATGCTGGCCCACTGGTTGGGGTTATACCGCCCGCTCAGGTCCTCCAGCACATAACCTCGCCGCTGCCGATCCGCGCCAACTACCACAATGCCGGTCTCATTGGATTCCATGTGACTGGTGGCGGCAGGGTCAACACCAATGACCACGCGGGACAGCTCCGGGGCGGTTGCAATACGGCACCGCTCAATCTCAGCCCGGGTCCAGAGCAGCCCCGGCTTTTCCTTGCTCCACAGCCCGCCAAAGATGTGGTTATAGCGGGCAGGGTTGCGCTCGCGCGTCTCCTCGGCCTTCTCAATCCATGACTGGGCAAGGTTGTGCCGGTTGTTCTCCCATGTGGTGTGAATGTATAGGGTGTCAGGCCGCTGCCCGTTTTCGATAAAGTTGCGGTACAGGAAATGGCTGAAAGTGGAGGGGTTCAGAACCAAAATGACGCGATTGGGCAACGTTTTATGGCGGATAGATAGGTCAATCCGCTCAAAGGTGTCCTCGTCCACAAGCTCTTCGGCCTCATCCAGCACCCACGTCGTCACCCCCTGAATGGACTTCAGCGCGGCGGTCTGATTGCCGGAGCTAGTTTTGATGCCCCGGAACAGGATGCGCGAACCGGTCTTGAGGTTGATGATTTCACTAGCCGTAATGTGGAAATCTTCCTCCCTGCTCAAGAGGCCGATCTTTTCCTTGAACTCAGGGATGATTGAGAGGTTGGCTGAGGTCAGCGTGTATCGGGTAAACAGGATGACGTGCCCGACCTCATACGTCAGGTTCAACAGAAACAGGCTGACGTGAAAGCTCTTCGCGCTGCCGCGCCCGCCCGTGATAAAGGCATAACGCCACGGCGTCCCATCTGCCTTGATTGGCTTCTGAGCAAATAGCTCTTTGTATTGGCGCAAAAGCAGCAAGGGAGGGACAGCGGCGTCCATCCCTTGCTTGGCTGGCCGGGGCATGACGGCGGTGGCCATCTTAGGGACTGGAGTCGGTCCAGAGCACCGGAGGGGACACGACCGCCTGTCCGGCACTGGTCACGTCCACGTCCTTCCGCTCAATGTAGCCCCGGTTCCGGCCCTTGGTCTTGAGGTAGAAGATGGTCGCGGCTGCCTCCCCTCGCCCGATCTGTTTCATCAGGGAGGTTTCGGCAAAATCCAACGCCACGTCTTCGCACTCCTTGACCGCCTCGGCGTAATCCGGGTCACTCTCCAGCCACCGGTAGTGAGTGGCACGACCAACGCCAGCCCGCTCACAGGCAGTGGTCACAATGCCCAGAGACGCGCGCAGCGCCTCCAGCATGGCCTTTTTACGTTGTCCCGCTTTGTCTCTTGTCATTAGCCGCCTCCTTGGCTGCTTTCATCTGCTTAGGATCGCGCTTGAGGCTGTCCGGTTGGAGCGCCTCACCTGCCGCTTCTCGGGCTTGCCATTCCTTTCGTAGCCGGATCTGATTTTTAGATTCCCACGATTTTTGATACGCAACGTCCTCAAAGAGTTTAGAAAAGCCGGTGATATGCTTCAGTTTCAGCAGCTCTTCCGGCTCCATGCCCAGCTCGTTGCAGATGGCGGCGTCACTCCAGCCGTTGTCCAGCATGGTAAAGACCATGTTGGCCATGCCCTGTACAGAATGTTCGCCCCGGGCTCGGTTGTGCCGCACGGTGGAGGCCATCCGGTCGTTGATGCTCTTCTCAATCACCACGACCGGCAACCGACCACGGTTCCGCTCGTAAATGTCCGGGTTGCTCTTACAGGTGAAATAGCGGTGAAACCCATCAACGATGACGTATTTGCCCTTGGCCTCATCGCGGATCACCACCACCGGCTGGGTGTAGCCGTCATGCTTGATAGAGGTATACAGCAAGCCCATCTCTTTCCCGGCGACTGAGTTGGGGTTGTAGTCGTTGGGGTCCACCTCTTCAACCGGCACCCAGCGCACCCGGTCCACCGGCTGGGTAGCAAGCGGGGAAAGCTGGTGCAGGGCATCCCGCACCCTTTCTATTCCGGCCAGACGCGCAGATTCCGGCAACGCGCGGAGGGCCTCCAGCACGGCGGTGAGGGCTTCATCCATTGATGTAGGGGTTCGTGCGGAGGAACTCAGGCCGGATCGCATCGCCGCGCTTCCATTTGCGCCATGTGCCAACCGGTGGTGAAATCTCCCAGTTCTTCATCTTGGTCATCACGTCCCCGTCTTGGGTCAGGATGGACGCCACCTCAACCTTGTGGCGAAGGTCAGGTCGTTTCATGTCAACGTACTTCTTGTCAAAGGCCGCAAACGTTTTGGCAAGGTTGTGCTGGGTGGTTGGGTCATGCACCAAACGCGGCAGCAGGAAATCCCGGTACTCTTTCCAATCAGAAAACATCCACGGCAGCTCTTTAGGGGTCTGTGACGCAAACTGCTTGAGCTGCTTGACGGTGTTGATGCCCTTCATGCGGCGGGTGAGCTTCTCCCACGTTACCGGTTCAATCTCTTGCATGAACCGCAAATGCTTGACGGCGGTCTCATGGTGCAGGTTGCTGACCCGCATATCCTGTATGTGGTAGCCGTACTGATACATCTGGTCATAGATCCGGCAGTACGGCCAGCCGTGGCTATGAATGGCCTTCCACACGTCCCGGTACGTCCAGTCGTAGATGGGGTAGAAGTTGTAATGCCCCCGCTTGGGGTCCTCCTTGGTCCCCCACGTCACCCACTTATAGGT